CTTTCACTAGCAGAGTTAGGATAAAAAATACGATACTGACTTTTTCCTCTGATAATTGTTGAAGTAATATTAGCTCTATTAGCAACAACATTTTGCATACGCTTTTGTATAGGCTTTGAAATTGTACCTAACTCAACGTCACCAATTCTTTCTGTTGCAGCAATTGTTCTTAGTCCATCAAGAGACAAGAAGATTAAGTCGCCGCCTAGTTCTTGAACAGAAAAACCATCGGCACAACCTAGCGTTCTAGTAACAGGTTGTATTTGAAAATCTGCAACACTAGTACCTACTAACTTGAATATTTTATCAAGACCAAAAATGTACAGCGTCTCACGAAATACTTTTAACGCAGTAACATTTGTGTCAACTCTAACAGAACCTGCTCCATTAGCTACAGTAAAGTCTGTTTCTGCAAAGGGTGAGCTAAATACAATTTCTTGTGGATTGCTTGACATACCTGCAAAAAAGATATGGTCTTTAAATACTGCAACAGAAGCAGGATCAGAAGGGGCACCAGTAGTGTTAATTAATGTATAAGTACTTCCATCATATGTAGCTGCTTGATTAACATCATCAACCATAATAAGTTTATTAGTGTTGTTAAAGTTAAACGTATCAAACTTATATCTACCAGCAGAGGTGCGAGTACCAATAGTAGACCAACCACTACCAGTGCTAAATCTTACTAGATTTCCTGAACCTGCAACAACACCGTTGTTAAATATCTTAACGCCAAGAACAGCATTACTACTATTTACTTGGTTACTGTCCCATTTAGTTGTTCCACTCAGGCGTCTATAACCACCATTAATAGAAGGCTCAAAGTTTTGTAGTTCAATAGCAGCGCCGGGAGCTATGCTAAAGTCATCTTGGTCAAGGATTAAACCTCCACCTAAAGAAACTGTAACAGGAGAAATAGATGCAGTATCTGGCATAGCTAACCCTGTGGCCGTAGTAATTCTTCAATAAAAACAGAAACCATTGCATCGTTTGCAGCACCTGCTTGTGCTTTTAATATGTCGCCGGACTCTAATATAATGTGTGCATCATTAAATCTAAGGTAACTATCCGCAGCTATGCTGTTTGTGCTTAGAAGGGAATACGTTGCACTTGCGCTTGTATCTGTCCAGCTAAGTGTGATGTCTACTGCAGCAGAGCCGTCAACATTAGTAATAAAAATTTCTCGTATAATAGCAGTAAAGTTTGTAGGGCAAGTATACACTACAGTTAAATCTGTGCTAGTTAAACTAACACCAGTATTTTTAAAGCGACCCATTCCTATTAAAGGCTAGAAGAACTAAAGCCAGAAGAAAGTGCTGATGATGTAATATAGGTAGACCTAACATAATCATTACGATTAATCAATAGAGTTTGCATATTTTTAATTCCATCGTTAAACAAAGCAAAGCTTCTTTCATAGAGGGGTACTTCGCCTCTAAAGAAATACATGTAAGAAATAGCACCGTCAATAATAATATGTTTAAATCTATCAGGAATAGTTGTAGTATCACCATGAGCAGATAAGTCTGTAGAAGGAAAAGTGTAATAGTCAAAGGTTAATGTATATGCTTTATTAGGATAAGGACTTAACCCATAGCTATCATTTGGTCCTCTAAACACAAAGCTAGGCACACTACCTGAACTAAACTGTGCAACGGTAACTCCAACAACATGTATTGCAGCAGTAGTGCTACTAGCACCTCTTGTAGCCCCCGTAAAAGTAGTAGAGGTTACACCTGTATAAGTTATTTCTTCTGTACCTATAACTATAGTACCTGTACTTGTAAATTCTGCGGTACTTGATACTGTTATAGTTTCAGTAACAGCAGAAGCTTCACTAGATATAGTTGTAGTAACAGATAAATCTTCTTGACTAACTCTATTTTCTAAATAATCTTTATATACAATATTACTTAGGTACGTACTAGCTGCGCCTAAGTCAGCATCTTTACGAATACGAAAAGAATCATAGTCAATTGTTTTAGTATTAGATGGCGCAGTATATCGGGTAACTCCTGCAGTTAATGTAACATTAGCTTCAGCATGATTAAACGGCCAGCCAAACTCTCGTTGATTAATAAAACGAACTGCTTGATTGACCGCATTTTTTACTTGAGTTTGTACACCTCGTGAAGCACTAAATGTAGCTGCTGTAAGTTCAACTTCATTTAGCCTAATAAGAGTATCATTAACATAAGTTAAAAAGGTATTTGCCATTTATTACATCCAAACAAAATAAAGTATGGAGAGGTACCGAAGCACCCCTCCACACAATATATATACTACTTAAGCAAGTTGATCACGATCAACTTCATCAGCAAGATCGGCCACGCCATTTAGATCGTTACAAACAGCGTATACACGAAGTACACCTGATGTTACATCACTTGAAGAAGCAATAACCTTTACATCAATAGTATCAGTTGCACTTACAAAATGAGAGTAAGTAGTAGCGGAAGGCTCATTAGCCCCACCGGCAGTTCCTGAAGCTAGATACCCTGTTGAAGAAACATCCCCACCATCAACAATATCATCGCCCTCGGCAAAGTCAATGTCAACAGTTACAGAAGTACCATCCCAAGCAGTAAGAACTTCCGCACCAGCAACAACACAAACTGTGCCAGCAGGAATTTCTAGAACTTGAAAGATATCACCATTTGTAATTGCTGTAAAAGTTCCAGCAGCAACAAGCTTGGTAATATCTAGGATAGATTCAACCAAGTAAGATGCATTACGTGCATCAGGTAAAATAGCAAGCGAGTCAGAATCAACACCTACGGTTGATTTAGCAGTCATATCAAAGGTTGCCATGATTTATACCCCCTATGCTACGTTATACTTAGCAGTGACAAGTGCCTCTGGGCGTAGAATCTTACGACCATAGAGGTGCATGCCACGTACAATGTCAGCAAAGCTGTCTGGATCACGGTAAGTTTCAGTCTTCATAATTTGACTAGCAGAAGCTGCTGCCGAACTATGCCCACCAACAATAACGCCGTAGTTACTGTTTTGGTTAGCCGTACCAGAAGTGTCTGGGCCAGTACCAACCGAAGGCAGGTTGTTAGAAACATATACCTTGAAACCATAAAAGTTGTTAATCGTCAAGCCATTACGCATTCCGCCTGACTCACCGAAGTCACTATTAAACAGACGACTATCTTCGTCCATTAGAACTTCCATGAATGTAGGATGAACAACCAACCAACGATTATCCTTGTCAACAAACTGTGTGTCAAGGAGTCTACCCATACGAGCAACAACCATTGCTGGTGAAGCCGTAGCGGTTGGCAGTGCACTTGCACCGGGAAGACGAGCAGCTAGAGGAATAGAGTGAGCACCAGCAGCACTAGTAGTAATGTTACCAAAGTCACCCTTCTTAAGCTTCATTGAAGTTAGAAGCTCATCTGTGCCAGCAGTAGTAACAGCAATTGAACCAGATACAGTAGTATTAACTGCACCGGCAATAGCACTGACACTTGCTTGTGAATATCCGGCCATATAGCCAAGAGCTTCAGCATCAAACTGGTCACGAAGACGATAACCTGCACGATCTGCTGCCATTTGCTGGAAGTTTACGTGCGAGTGTGCCTCTTCAATGTCGTCAACCTTAAAGGCGAAGTAGTTAGCCTGATCTACAACAAGGCTAAAATCTTCGTCGTCTAGGTCTTGAGGAGAAATCTGTGCGCCACGTGCATATGACTTGACGGTGATTTCTGGTTCTTTAATGATACGAACAGTATCACCAAAGTTAGCGATATCACCAAAATAATCATTATTGCTGATATCTTCTACAACTGATCCCTTACGGAATGCAAGCTGTACTTGTTTGGAATAAATGACAGGGCTGAAATTGCCATTTGGTAGACTATTATACCCTGCCGCAGTTCTAAAAGCCATGATTGTTCTCCATAGCGTTAAAACACGATGCGATAATTCGCTAGTCTTTCGACTATATGTAGTTAGGGTATAACTTTTGAGGGCTAGGTTCTTGGGTAAGAGTGTAGAAGATCAATCTACTATCGGCCAAAAGTAACTAGGTAACTAAAAGTCACATTATAAACACTTAGAGTATCACAATATTGTGGGTCTTCGTGCTTCTATAGACACCTTTATAACTAAAAAATGCCTATTTGTCAAGTAAAAACGTACTTAACGTGCCGCGCCGGAAAGATCGTAAACAAAAGAACCGGCACGAATTGCTTCCATAATTGTTTCTGCTTGTGCTTCATACTCTTGTGCTGACATTCTTTCAACGTCTGACTCACGAAGCACTGTATCATTTGCCCCTTCTTTAGGAGTAGTCTTACTACCCTTAGAAGCGATAGATGTAGCAGCTTCTTTTCTGCTATTCTTCTTAGGCTTACTTTTTTCTGCTGCAATTCCGGCATCTGCTTTATACAAATCAATTGCTCTTGACGCAGCGTAAGCATCATCTTCATTATCATACAGAGCAGTCTGTACCCACTTAGGCTGCTCTTCTACCCACTCATGAAAGCTATCCTCTTCACGAATATTTTCAAAGTCTGGCTGTAGCCTA